GTCATAGTGACCATGCTAAGTTTATGCACCCCCTCTAACACTTTATGGGTATGCTTAAAAAGTTAGTACAGACTAACATTTATTCTGGGCAAGTGATATGCTATCAATTAGCATAAAAACAGATTATTGATTGATATCAAAGCTTTATCTTAAAAGCTTGTCGAAAGTTTAGACAGATTAAAAGCTTTTTTTCTTTTCTGGGCTGGCTGGCAAGGCATATACAATCATTTCAACGGGGTCGGGCATGTTCCACCCCCCGTTACGTACGTTATTATCATGGACAAACACACAGATTAGGAAAATTGAGTGTTAACCACAAGGGTAATTGATATTCATATACGGACAAGTACACCTAAAGTGTTGCATAAATGTCACACTTACCATGCTAAATCGCCTACCCATAAAAAATAGGTACTTGACATACCCACCTAAAATGTGTATAATTATATATAATAAACATTATAACTGTTACATTGAAAATGCTTCTACAATAATCTTGCTAAAGACATTATAAATGTACATTATAAATGTACTAATAACAATACCCTTCCTACGTGCTTATAAAAAAAGGCTTGACAATGCCTAAAAAATCTGTAAAACTATACACAGACAATGTACTTGAAGCATTCTACGATGCTATTCACAATAATAGCTTAGACCGCTTACATATCCCTCACAGTGATGTATTCTACGTGCGACAGGCAGTTGAGGCGCATTACGGTAGACCATTTACGTTAAAACACGTAGAAGAGGCAATGAGGGCGGAAGGCTGGAAAGAACCGAATGAATGAGTTTCACAGCAATAGTGGTAGCTTGCCACATAATGAACCCAAATAACTGCCTCACCTTTGTTGACAACAGAGGACCATACGATACTGCAGCTAGATGCGAAACACGTGTGTACGAGATGATTATGGATTTACATACATTCTGGACTAAAGAACGTATGCCTATGGGCTACAGGGTCATGGAGTGTGTAGAGGACTATATGAAAGGTACACCTACGTAATGGCTGTAGAATATCGTGGTATAAAGTTTCCCGGCTATAACAAGCCAATCAAGTCTAACCGTGCTGGTAAGAAGATGATGGTGCTTGCCAAAGACGGTGATAAAATTCGTTTGATTCATTTTGGTGCTACAGGCTATGGTCACAACTATAGCGATGCAGCACGTAAGTCATTCCGTGCGAGACATAAGTGCGACACAGCGAATGACAAATTAACTGCACGTTATTGGGCGTGTAGACATCTATGGAAGGGCAAAGGAGGTAGCACTGCCTCTTCACCAAAATCTCGCAAAGGAAAATACTAATGGCTAACAAAGTTATCAACCCAGATGCTGCAAAAGCATTTCGTCAAAGAAAACTAAGCATTCGTAAAAAATTAAACCAAATGAAAAAAGACGGTTTGATTACTGGGCGTGAATTTATTTCTCGCATCAATCAATTGAGCCAAGTTAAGCTGGGTGGCACTTTCCCTGCGTCATTGACTGCTGCAACAAAAACAACTAAACCCTCTACATCAAAAGCAGCAGCAGGAAATAAAACTGTTAACATTGCTACTCCGACAACACGTCCTAAACCAAAACAAAACCAAAACTTTAGAGCAGAAAATAAACCAAAAGCAGCACCAGCAGCTTGGAAAAACTATTCTTCTATTGCTGCAGCTAAAAAAGCTGGCTCTTTGTACTACAGTAAAAATGGTGTAAAGAAAGCTGCGGTATATGCAGAGGACTTGAAAGGTAAGTCTCTTCAGCAGTACATGAATGAAAAAACAGGTAAGACTCCAAGAAAACCTGCAAAAAAATCTAAGGCACAAATTATGGCTAACGTAGATACAGCCATTAAAAAAGCTATCAAAACAAGTAAGGCTAAGAAAAATGGCTAAAACATTTAAGCAAGTACAAGGTGAAGTAATGCGGTTTGCTCGTAAGAACGGGCTGTCTGAACCAGATGCAATCGCAATGCTGCGTAGAGAACTTCGCAAAGAAGGTATCTCTATGCCAGAAAGCATGGCTACTGATGCTCAGTATAAAAAGCAGCGTCAGGAGTTTGAAAAGGGAGACCCTGTTTCCAAAGAAAATGCTGCAGCAGCAAAAGCCGCAATGAAAGATGGCGGCATGGCATATGGCAAAAAGCACATGTATGTAGCAGGTGGGGATGTTAAGATGAACCCCGGACTGAAAGCATTAAAGGCAGCAAGCCCAGAAGCGTTTAATAAAATCACACGGTCATAAACATGGTACGTGTAGCACCTAAAACGCCCAAAAGAAAACCTAGAGCAAATCGTAACTACCGTCAGGAGTACGATAGGTATCAGGGCAAGCCAGAGCAAATTAAAAGACGTACAGCTAGAAATGCAGCACGTAATGCTCTTAAGAAAGCTGGGGTAAAGGTAGCTGGCAAAGACGTTGCACATAGAAACGGCAATCCACGTGATAACAGGCGTAGTAATCTAACGGTACAGACAGCTAGTAAGAATCGTTCTTATGCACGTACACGTACAGCAGGTAAAAGAAACCCTAGAGCATAATGCACCCCGTAGAAGCTGACATTCGTAAGTGGTCTCATGAGTTTTTAGAGATACCTAGCAAAATGCTAAATGGTCTACCGCCATGTCCATATGCAAAGCAAGCATGGTTAGACAATAAAGTTGTATTTAGTATTAATACTGGCATAGAAGGTCTGGCAAAAGAAGTTGCAGATTTTGACCAGCATGACTATGACATTGTAGTATGGGCAAGTGAACATCTACCTGTAATGGAATATTTAGATGGGTACTGTGATGGCATAAACGAAGCCATGTCCATTGCAGGTAAAGATATGCACCTCATGGTGTTTCATCCAGACTACGATGCTGAAGAGGCAGGTCTGGACTTTTTAGTAGATGATGTTACGGACGAAGACCTTGTGTATTGTATGGTGTTCGTACAACGATTGTCCACACTGGACGATGCATCATTAAGTTTAGAAAAGTCAGGATACTACCAGCACTTTCCTGACGATGTTTATCAATCACTCGTGCTGGACAGACGGAGACTTCGCAATGGCGGGTAAAGCAAAAGCAGCAAAGAAAATGATGCGTGGTGGTGTTGCCAAAAAGAAAATGCGTGGCGGTGGCATGGCTAAGATGGCGCAGAAGAAAATGATGCGTGGCGGAATGGCTAAGAAAAAAATGATGCGTGGTGGCGCAGTTAAGAAGAAGTAATGAAACGTGCTGCAGTTAGATATCTAGGATGGGGCTTACTATACATATGTAAGTTCTTTAGTGCTATAGCCAATTGGTTTTGGAAAAAGCATAAGTGTGTGCTGGATTGGAATGATTAATGCCTGTACTCGCTTCGGGTTCAAAGTTTGTAACACATGCTACGGCATTGACAGGTACAACAGATACTGATTGCTATGTTGTGCCAGCAAACTTTTCTTCACATGTAGAACATCTGCTTATTACCAACAGTGATAGCAGTAATCGTAACTACACGTTAAAATATCATGAAGCAGATACAGCTACAACACATACATTATTTTCAGCACATGCAGTTACAGGCAAAGGTTCAGAGTCTATATTTACTGTAGATAAACCTTTGTATATTCATGCAGGGGACAAACTTATTGTTGCAGCAGGAACAGCAAATACACTAACTGTGGTTGTTGCAGCAGAAGAGTTTTATGACCCAAATAGGTAGTAACTATGGCAACACGTAAAGCACCAAAGAAACCTGCTAAGAAGAAAGCTAAAAGCAGAGTAAATGAGGCGGGTAACTATACCAAGCCAGAGTTAAGAAAACGTCTGTTCAATAAAATTAAAGCTGGATCACGTGGCGGAAAGCCGGGTCAGTGGTCAGCGAGAAAAGCGCAGTTGCTTGCCCTTGAGTACAAAAAAGCAGGTGGCGGTTATAAAAGCTAATGGCTGCAAAACTGAACGAGAACACTGAGGTTGCGTTACCCCTTCGCAACATAATCAGCATGGTTGCTGCAGCCTCACTCGCAACGTGGGCATACTTTGGTATTATAGAGCGTCTTAATCAGATAGAGACAAACATCACAATGATGGAGTCTGACTTAGGACAGAACACTGAGTTTCGTATTAAATGGCCTCGTGGTGAGATGGGCAGTCTACCTGCCGACAGCGAACAGTTCATGTTAATTGAACATCTTGCTGACCAACTAGACGAACTGACAGCACAGATAGATGAAGGTCGTGCGCCACATGACCAGCAGCAGAAACTAACTTTGGAGTTTTATGAAAAACGTATCAGTGCCATAGAAGCACGGCTTGAGAAAATGCGAAACGGAAATCATGGTGACTGAAACAATTACTCTTATACTTTATCTTGCAGGAGATGTAGCTGAACACACAGCATTTGAAAAGCTGTCAAAGTGTTTAAAGGCTAAACGCACGATAGAAAGAAACCTATATCAAGACACAGGTAATGTGCGGTACTCTTGTGAAAACAAAACAGTTGAAATTAGCAAAGGTCCAGACGGAAAGAATTACATCGTAAAGATTGTGGAGTAGCAAATGTTAGCAGAGATAGCCGCAGCCAATGCAGCATTTGCAGCAATCAAGATGGCTATCCAGAACGGACGTGAGATAGCTGACGTTGCCACACAAGTAGGCAAGTATGTAAATGCCACAGAAGACCTACGTAAAAAGGGCGAGAAGAAAAAACGCAGTGCAGGTGGTGCAGACTTAGAAGAGTTCATGCATCTTGAAAAGCTGAAGCAGCAAGAAGAAGAACTGAAGCAGCTTATGATATACACAGGCAGACCCGGACTGTGGCATGATTGGATAAGGTTTCAGGCACAGGCACGTAAAGATAGACTAGCTGCAGCAGAGGCGCATAGACGAAAAATAAAGCAGTGGACTGAAATAGCTATTATTATTTTACTATGCGTATTTGGTTTAGTTGCTCTTGCCGCACTATTTAGCTGGGCTATATTTTTAAGGGATTTGTAATGGCACTTAAAGGACCACAGAAAAGTCTAAAGGCTTGGACTAAGCAGAAGTGGGGAACTAAAAGTGGGAAGCCGTCTGGAAAAACTGGAGAACGGTACTTACCTGCTGCGGCTATCAAAGCGTTGTCACCGCAGGAGTATGCGTCCACAACTGCTGCTAAAAGAAGAGGAACTAGTGCTGGTAAGCAGTTCGTCAGACAGCCTAAAGCGATACAAAAGAAAACAGCCAAATTCAGAAGGGGCGTATAATGCTACAAGCACTGATAGGACCAGCGACTGAAATCATCGGCAAGTTCGTTGAAGACAAAGACCAGAAGAATAAGCTGGCACATGAAATTGCTACAATGGCAGAGCGTCATGCACAAGAGTTGGCTAAAGGCCAGCTTGCCATAAATGCAGAAGAAGCAAAAAGCAAAAATATATTCGTAGCTGGTTGGAGACCTTTTGTTGGTTGGACTTGTGGACTTGCTTTGTTTGTGCATTTTCTTGCTATTCCTATTGCTGATGTGGTGACAGCTTACATGGGTTATCAAGCTATGTCATATCCTGCGTTTGATATGGATACATTGATGACTGTGCTGCTTGGCATGTTGGGCTTGGGTGGACTCAGGACATATGAAAAACAAAAGGGTTTAACCAAGTGAGTGGTATAGTATCAATACTACGTAGATTGTTTACGTACAACCATGTGGGTGACTTGTCTCAGCATAGACAGCACACACTTCGCTATGAGGACTTGTGTAAGTAATGGCTGATTGGTTAGAAAAATATCTAAAAGTTAACATAACAGCCAAACTAACTATGATTGCTTCGGTTGCAATGTCTTGGCGTTGTGCTGAATGGTTTATGAATTTGGAAGACCCAACAACAGCGCAGTCTGCATTTGTGTCTGTTATTATGGGTGTAATGACAGGTATCTATGGCTTGTATCTTGGCAGGGAAGCAAAGGGCAAGTAGATGAAATATATTCGCACACATCTTATTAAGAAACTTATTGAGCATGAAGGTCTGCGCCTTGAGGTTTATCAGGATACTTTGGGTATTGATACGATCGGTGTAGGCAGAAATCTTGAAGACAGAGGTATTACCAAAGAAGAGTTAGATGCTATGGACTTTCCTAGCATTGACGCTGTATATGAACATGGTATTACAGAGGCAGATGCTGCTTATCTGTTAGAGAATGACGTACAAATAGTCGAGGATGAACTGTTAAAATCGCACCCTTGCGTGGCAGAATTAGACTCTGTACGTCAGCTTGTACTGGTAGACATGGCATTTAATATGGGTGTGCCACGTTTATGTAAGTTCAAAAAAATGTGGGCAGGTATTCATGAAAACGATTTCCGCACCGCAGCAAAAGAGATGCTTGACAGCAGGTGGGCTGTGCAAGTAAAAAGACGTAGCCACAAATTAGCACATGCTATGCATCACGGAGAATTTAAGTAATGGGCAAAAAAGACGAAGAAGAAAAAGGTATCTTAGATACTATGGGCGATGCTGCATCTGCAGTAGGCGAGTTTATTAGCGATAAACTTTCAGGAAGAGACTTTACTGAAGAGGGTCTCAAAAAAATGAGAGAAAAAGCAGAGGAAAATAAACCAAAAGAAAAACCCAAAAAGGTAACAAGTAAACCTAAACCTAAACCTCAAAGAGTTTCGGAAAGAACGCAACGCTCCGAATCTCCAAGTGGCGCAAAGTTTAATACGGTCACGGAAACAGATAATAGAACTAAAGAAATGAAAGCTGGGCCAATTACTCTTATCAACACAGATAAACTGCAATCTTCTATTGCAAGGTTAAAAGCCCTACAAGAAGGTTTAAAAGACTGATGTTCCCCTACACTAAAGAAGAAGCAGAATGGCTAGAGAACTAAACGAAAGACAACAGAAGTTTCTTGAAGTCCTTTTTGAGGACGCAGGTGGTGACGTAGTTGCCGCCAAGAAACTTGCTGGATATTCAGATACAACATCTACAACTGCAATTGTAAAAGGTCTTAAAGAAGAGATACTGGAAGCAACGCAGATGTACATGGCACGTAATGCACCAAAGGCTGCTATGGCTGTAACAGGCGCACTGTACGACCCAACTGAACTAGGTATTCGTGACAAGATGGCAGCGGCTAAAGAACTGCTTGACCGCACAGGTCTGATTAAAACTGAGAAGGTACAAGTAGAAGCCGCAGGTGGTGTGATGCTTATGCCAGCCAAAGCTAAAGTAGAGGACGAAGACTAGTGGCTGAAGTAAAGTGGAAAAGGTTAAGTTATGGTCGTGGTTTATACACCCATAACGCAGATGGAGACATGATTACTATAGAGCCTTCCGATGACCAGAAAGGTATGTGGACTTCTGGTGGAAGATATTCTGAGCGATTAGGTGATTTGAAAGCCGAAATAACTCAATTGCTTAAGGAAGGCGGTTCTGGTTATAGTTCTGGAGGTTTAGCAATAAAAAAGTACGTAAATCCAGTTACTATAACAGACAATCGCAAAAACAAATGACTAGAAGCATAGGGCAGTGGAAACTTCCACAGCCAACCGACATTAAGGAAGAAAACGAATGGGTACAGATACCACGTATTGCACGTACTGTACCATTTGGTTATGAACAGAACAAAAACGACCCTGACATTCTTGACCCCATACCAACAGAACTTGATTTGTTAGAGAAGGCTAGGCAGTACGTAAATCAATACAGCTATCGTGAGGTAGCTAACTGGCTGAGTACAAATAGTGGCAGATACATATCGCACGTAGGTTTAAGGAAACGGTTACAGAATGAGCGACAGCGTAAGAACCAAGCTAGAAGCCTCCGCAAGTGGGCAGAGTATGCGGAAAAGGCAATCGCCAAAGCGCAAGAAATTGAAGAAGCAAGAACAGGCGCAAAAGCCGCAGGTTAAAATAAAAGAGAGCGTATCTGAAACTGCTGAATTTGAAAGCATAGAAGAAACAGCCAACGTACTCTTTAAACCTAACCCCGGTCCACAGACAGACTTTCTTGCCGCATCTGAACGTGAAGTTTTGTATGGCGGCAGTGCAGGTGGTGGTAAGTCATATGCAATGCTTGCAGACCCACTGCGTTACATGGGGCATCCACAGTTTAGTGGTTTGCTCCTGCGACACACTACGGAAGAGTTACGTGAACTTATATTTAAGTCACAGGAACTATATCCGAAAATCTGGCCGGGTATTAAATGGTCAGAAAGAAAGATGCAGTGGACTGCGCCATCTGGAGCGAGATTGTGGATGTCATACCTCGATAGAGATGAAGATGTCCTGCGCTATCAGGGTCTGGCTTTTAGCTGGATAGGCTTTGACGAACTGACCCAATGGGGAAGCCCATATGCATGGAACTACATGCGTTCTCGTCTACGGTCCACTGCCCCTGACCTGCCCATCTTTATGAGGGCAACTACAAACCCCGGTGGAAGAGGGCATCACTGGGTAAAGAAAATGTTTATTGACCCAGCACCATACAACAAGGCATACGATGCAACAGATATTGAAACAGGTGAAACTCTCAGGTATCCAGCAGGGCATAGCAAAGCTGGGAAGCCATTATTTAAACGTAGGTTCATTCCTGCTAGACTATCTGACAACCCGTATCTCTCTGAGGCAGGTGACTACGAAGCTATGCTTTTGTCGCTCCCAGAGCAACAACGAAGACAACTCCTTGAAGGTGATTGGGATATTAAAGAAGGTGCTGCGTTCACAGAGTTTGACCGTAATATTCATGTTGTTGAACCTTTTAATATTCCTAGCAACTGGGTTAAGTTTAGAGCATGTGATTACGGGTATGGTTCTTACAGTGGTGTTGTATGGTTCGCTGTCGCACCGTCTGAGCAACTCATTGTGTACAGGGAATTGTATGTGTCAAAAGTCTTAGCCACAGACTTAGCTGACATGGTATTAGAATTGGAAGCCGAAGATGGAAATATTAAATATGGTGTCTTGGATAGCAGTCTTTGGCATAAGCGTGGTGATACTGGACCGTCTCTTGCGGAACAGATGATAAGCAGAGGTTGCAGGTGGAGACCATCCGACCGCAGCCGTGGTAGCCGTGTAGCAGGTAAGAATGAAATACACAGGCGTTTACAGGTAGATGAATTTACGGAAGAGCCTAGACTTGTTTTCTTTAATAGTTGCACAAACATTGTCTCACAATTACCGTCCATACCTTTGGATAAGAAAAATCCGGAAGATGTGGACACGAAAGCAGAAGACCACTTGTACGATGCGTTAAGATATGGTATAATGTCAAGACCACGATTTAGCGTGTTTGATTATGACCCAATGGGTAGACCCGGTGGCGGTATGCGAGTTGCAGATGCTACCTTTGGATACTAAGGAAGAAAAGCATGGATGAAGATGACATCATGATTGAAGACGATGCTATTGCATTAGAAGATACAGATGACTCTGTAGAATTTGATGCTGATGTATCCAATATTATTCCGTTTATTGTTGAACGGTATAAACGTGCTGAAGATTATCGTTATCAGGACGAAGAGCGTTGGCTAAGAGCCTATCGCAATTATCGTGGTCTATATGGTCCTGATGTACAGTTTACAGAAGCGGAGAAATCTCGTGTCTTTATTAAAGTTACTAAAACAAAAACTTTGGCAGCTTACGGACAAATTGTGGACGTATTGTTTGCAAGCAATAAATTTCCTTTATCAATTGAGCCAACGACTTTACCAGAAGGTGTTGTGGCAGATGTTCATTTTGACCCACAAGAGCCAGCAGAACTACAGGCAAGCACTAGCCTCACTAGCCCGTATGGTTTCAAGGGAGATGGTAAAGATTTGCCTCCGGGTGCAACGGCTAAAACGCTGGCTGAAAAACTTGGGCCGCTAGAAGAAAAACTAGACCCTGTTCAGGACAAACTAAAAGAAGGTCCGGGTAAGACACCTACTGCAATTGAATTTAGTCCAGCAATGATTGCTGCTAAGAAAATGCAAAAGAAAATACACGACCAGCTTGAAGAGTCAGGTGCTAACAAGAACCTGCGTAGCAGTGCATTTGAAATGGCATTGTTTGGTACAGGTATTATGAAAGGTCCGTTTGCAAAGGACAAGGAGTATGCCAATTGGGATGACGAAGGTAACTATGACCCACTGTTCAAGACTGTACCACAGGTAGACCACGTATCTGTTTGGAACTTTTATCCAGACCCAGATGCTAACAATATGGATGAAGCACAGTTTGTAATTGAGCGTCACAAGATGTCTCGTTCACAAATGCGTCAGCTTAAAAAACGTCCGTATTTCCGTGGTCAAGTTATTGACGAATGTATCCAGATGGGTGAAAACTACAATAAGAAGTATTGGGAAGATGACCTGTCTGATTATGCACCAGAGCATGGCATTGACCGATTTGAAGTTCTTGAGTATTGGGGTATGGTTGACACAGATATGCTGGAAGAGCAAGGTGTCGATATTCCTGATGAACTGAAAGACTTTGATGAACTACAGGCAAACGTGTGGATTTGTAACAACAAACTTATCCGCATGG